ACCCTTACTACCGACCTTCCTCATGCGCTCGGGCTTTACACCCGCAACCTTTTGAGCCTTGATGCGGTCTTGTTTGGCATTGATGTTTGCGTAGAGACCCTTCATTTCATCCTCTTTCGCATTACCTTTGTGGCCTCACTCAGACTGATTGCAATGGCTTGTTTGGGGTTCTTTACGACTTTCCCGCCTTTGCCGGAGTGCAGTTCGCCCATCTTGTATTCGTGCATTACCTTGCCGACCTTCTTTTGTCCGGCAGGGGTCATCTTCATTTTCATCATCAATCTTCTCCTTGCATTGGTTCTGAGTCATCAGTAATAGGGCCACCAACAATCCATGCCGAACAAGTGCGCTTTGATGCACATTTGAAGTCCCATACCTCACAGTAACCCAAATCACCGGCATCGATCACATCCCATGCGTCCGCATCTTTGCCGAGACCCTTATCAATGCAGTCCAGCATCTGAGTGGTCTGAATGAATGCTGCGCAGTTACCGCAAGTGGATTTCTTTGCTTGTCCAGCAGACAGTCGCCAACCCTCTGCCAGCTTGCGCCAATAGTCGTTGTTTGGTTCGTTGGGGTTCATCGGGCCATACATCGCTTTGTCGATGGCCTTTTGGCGACACTTCAAGTTCGCTTCAATGTCTTGTGTGGCAACGGGACAAGAATCGCCTTCTTCGTCCATCGCTTTGCTTTGTTTGATCTCGATGCTGATCTCAGCAGCGGGTGCTAGAAGTCCGGTCATACAAACCCTTTAAAAAAGAGGGGCCGAAGCCCCGGCCTCAGACTGTTCACTTGTGGGAGGAAACACCACCAGCATCGGTTAATCATATTCTAGCGGAATTCCAATGTCTCTAGGCCACAAGTCAAGCATCGTCATCGTGAATACCGTCTTTTTGTGAGCCTCTATCCACATCCGCTTTCTTTCCTCTTTGGAGAGGTGATTTCCTTGATCTAGCTCTTGATGGCAGTCTTGACAGAGTGCCGCTGTATATATGTCGCTTGCTTTGATGCCCCGACCCTTACCGTGTTCTGACCAATTGGAATGCGCCGCTTGTACCGTCCCGTCCCGTCCGCAGTGCTGACAGAGCAAAGAGGCCACATTCTTGAGGTGGGTCTTGCTGCGGTAATAGTTGTATTTAGGAAACATCAAGCCCATGTGTGTCCTTTTGGGTGTTGGTGTCTCCCATGCGGCAGGGTAGGTAGCAACTGAATAAAAGCACCACGGGGCCAAGCCGTTTACACCAACAAAATTAGTTTACATCAATTTCCTTTTGTGCAGCCCATGCCATTAGCCACTCAATGAACTCTGACCCGTCTTCAATCGTGAACTTGTGAGACTGTAGCCCCAATTGAACCACCCGTTCGCCATCAAGTGAAGGGGCCACCTTTCCAATCTTGCGATTAGTCTCATGCGCCCATTGGTCTATTAATAATCGTTTCCAATCGTCAGCAGTCCATTTAGAACCCGCGCCCTTCATCGCAATATGTATCTTGTGAATAATCCCGTGAAACATATCGTTCTGTTCTGCACTGCGCCGAGATTGTTTTACCTCTATCCTTAATTTCTGTCCCGCCATCAATGTGGCTTTGATCTGAGGCCACAAGTCTTTTAATACTGCGTGTCCTTGTTGGGGGTTATATAAAGTGTAGTTCATACTTCCATCACCATAATATCTATTCCCTCTGTTGCGGAATAAACCTTTGTTAAATTTAAATCGACCACTTGTTTGTCATCAAGATACACAATCCCATTCAAGCCATCCAATATCGCTTTGACGATGTTGTCAATGTCGGGCTTTTTGGTTGGGCGTTCGGTTCCTTCAATACAAGCCTTTTGGCGCGTTTTTGAGTACGATGGCGGTATGGGTATTCGGATGTGCAAATAAGCCGCTACAGCCCCGTTTAAAGGGCTTGTAGACCCCATCGCTTGCTTGGCATAGGTTTGGATTGACTTCTCGTATCCCAAAGTCTTGGAATCGGTGTAAGTTTTAACGAAGGTTCCTTGTCGGGCAAAGCGGGGTCTGCCCTTTCCGGCGACTTGTGGGACAGTGAAATGGATTTGAATCATTTTAATTGTGTCGCGTTGCTCATGTCGATATATGCGTTTGATCGAGTTACTCGACCACCGTTAATTGTTTTTTGTGTTTCGGTCTGCATAAGCGTTATCTCCGGCACATAGCTATATTCGTTTGCTATTTGTTGGACAAGAAGTAAATCGGATGGCATCAAATACAAAAATCCGATAAATGGAACTTGAAGTGCATGAGATATTTTTCGACCCTTTTCAAGTTTGTCAAATGTCACCAACCACTGATAATTAAATCGTCCAATAAATTCCTCAATGGTTAAATCTCTGCATTTGGTTTCGACCACCCGCATGATTTGATTTTGTTTAATCAATATCGCATCAATGTCTGCGGGTTTATCTTTTGGTGTTTCGCAGTATTCGTAGTCGGGAAAGTGTTTAGCGAATATCTCCATCGCTCGGTGTTCCGCTTTCAGCGATTCGCGTCCTCTCGGCGTGTTTATGTCCATCAATGCGCTCCTTCACCATGCGGGGTAATTCTTTCCACATATCGTTCGAATCGCGTAGTTCCTTCACCCGATGGCGTGTGTACTCTGTCCACCCCTTCGTCATCGCCAATGTTGCGTAATGGTCTGCCAACTCGTTGAGCATTCAAATCCCCCGTGATGGTTAGTGCTTTGTTGATTCGCCATGTGGGGATTGCAAACCCCAACTTGACGAAGTTGAGCAGTGCGTGTGCTTGTTCTTTGGTCATACAAATAATAAGTTTTGAGTTTGTACAGTTTTTCCCGCATCATATTTTTCAGACAAACCTTTGGGGTATGTTTGAACTTCATAACGCAATTGATTCTTTAAAACTTGTTTTTGTTTTTTGTTGCCAACAAAATAAATATATCTGTGCTTTGAACTTCTATTTATTCTGTTTTCAGAATCACCAAAATTATGGCGTGAATGCTTGCCATCTTCTCCCGCCATATCAGTGCGCTCTTTTGTTGTTCCAGTAAACAAAAAATTGGTAGCTTGATAAATATAACCAACATGGTTCATTGCTGTGTCGGCATACGAAACCACAATGCTTGGCTTTGGCAACATTTGCAAACTTTGACCGACAAGCATAGACGCGGCATTTTTCAATCCATCTTCAATGCAAAGGCGGTTTAACTCCAAAACAATGTCTTTGTTTTCCGGCCCACAAACACCCATGCACAGAAAAGGACTAGCTGGCAAACCATAGGTCACGATGCCAACTAGCCTTGTGTCGTACAAACCAAAAGCGTGAATTATTTGCGGCATCCGCTTGGCGTAGTGTTTTTGCAGAATCCAAGGTTCTGCTTCAAATGGCTTAATTGGAATAACCTTCATTTCCCAAACCTCAGTTGAGCAAGCCTTTCGCGGATATGGCTTGGCATTGGTGCAGCCTTTTCAATGTCGGCTTTGATCTTCTCTAGTGCTGGGTCTGCTTTGGGTGCTGTGTCGGGTATCTCTGCCCCGTCCCATCTTTGTTGATTAAGGTAGACCAAAGGTGCGGGAATGAATGCCCCACTGTCTTTGCGCCATTGATCTGTGGTTTTCATCCACTCAAGATGCTTGAGGATGTGGTCTGCACAAGTCTCACAGTAGAACTTTTGCCACTTCTTCAAGCACTCTGACTTGCCACCCTTGCGGGGGCTTTTAGGCCATGCTGACCAAAATCTGTCGAATCCCGTTTCGAATAAGTCCATTTTTTTTCCTCTTTGATAATTTCATACCGACCACATTCGTTGCAAGTCCATGCCTCTCTGTTACCCGTCAACTCATGCTGTCTGATTAACCCACCACACTTGCATTGCCTCATCTTTATCCCCTGTAGTCAATTGCTTTTTGGTGATTGTTGGAGCAAAGCACAGCCTTACCGTGTTCATAAACAAAGTTCGCTCTGTGCCGTGACTTGCTTTTCGGAGCCATGTCATCGCATCGCACTACCTCAGACTATTTCAACCACCGCGCTCTAAGGTTCGCCCACGCCCCCTGCTTTGGTTTGCTCGTGTAGCAGGGTATCTCAAACACAACCATCGACAGCACCGCATTGTGTTGTCCAAAAGCAAAAACCCCGCAAGATGCTCTGTGGTCTTGGCTCTTGGCGAGAGCAACAGCAAGGCGATTGAAGCTAATCAAAAGACTCGCTTGCCGTACGACAAGACCACACAGTACCCTGCGGGGTTTAGATCAGCTTCATCGCCTAGATGCCACTCTAGACGGTTTCTATTATACGCACAATCTTTTATGGCGTGTCAACTACTTTTTTTCCAATCCACCACTTCGGGGAGGGTTTGCACCGTTCCTCTAAGAGCATTTCCCTCTGAAAATCCTTTGTGCAGTCCTCACAGATATGGACGGGTTCAGCTACGATTTTGGCGTAACCAACCCACTCACGGTAGTGCTGTTCAGAGGGAAAGCAATGTGGAAACATGATTCATTGTGCTAGATGTTGTATTTTTGCACATTAGGGAAAGTCCTAATGCACAGTGCTAAATCTAGTGATACAGTACATTCATTCCCCAGCACATCGCATAGGGTCTCTTAGGAAGC